CTCTAACATCAGTCGAAACAAATTCAGACTGCATACTAGATTGTGCTTGTGGTTGTTCACCAAGATAATATTCTGTAGATTCTGCTCGTTCTGCGCCAACTTGATGAATGAAATCTTTAGCATCATCCATCTCTGATTTAATAACACCAGCAAGGTGTTCCATATCAGTTTCGTCTTGAACTTCAACCTCTACTTCAGAAGATTCTTCCTCTTCTTTTTCAAGCATATCTTCCATTTTGTCTTCGTAATCTTTTGCCATGTAAAACTTTTAATTCCTCTTTTCTTCATTTCTTCTTTTGACTCTATCTTTATTTTTCCAGTAGATGTATATTTATAGAGAGGCGCAGCCAATTCCGAGACAAGCTCATCATCAATAGGAAGTCGGCAATCACGCTGCGCCAACCATTCTTTTATCGCAAACCATAACTCAGCGCGTAAGTTCAAATAATTTTTTCTACTGCTTGGTGACTCAGATACATTAATCCCACGCACTGGTAAATCTTGTTCTCTTAGTCTGTCCACCACGCCCGCGCCAAGTCCAATCACATCCACTAATATTTCTTGTGGCCTTTCCATCACAGTCGCATCATCGTAGCGATTTTTTATCACACCACATAACTGCATTAAATCCATAGAGGCAAATGATTTTATTTCTAAAACTGTATTACCCTGGCGCACACACAAAGCAGAATTATCACCACCGAATCTAGCAACATCTAATCCCCACACAATAGGCTCACTGGCGGTGAGGGCAACATCACGATCTACTGCTGCGCGTATAAGTTCCATAGATATAACAGTATCATCGTCAGCTTTTGGAAACTCACCCATGACTTCTACGCGGGAGACTGTCGAATCCTCGCCATATTGCTCAATCATGGTTTGAAATAGCTTTTGGTCTGTGCCTTCGACTGTGCGGGAGTCTACTTGTAGCGACTTCCAAAATGAGCGTTTGCTGTGAAAAGAGTCATAAAATGGCCCTGTATTTCTGCGCGGGTTGGAGAAAGTAAACCAATAACGATCTTTAGTAGGCTCAGAGAAGAAACCTTCAGAAACCGAGTAGATGGGCGCGGGTATACCTGATGCCTCATCCATAATTAAACAAACTCCGTAGGAGCTGTGAATACCAGCGAAAGCATCTGGGTTTTCTTCTGACCATAACTGCGCTTGGGCGTAATAATACCCGGTATCGATTTTTAGATCTCGCTCTAGTGCTTCTTGAAACCACCCAGCAGGTTTAATCGTGGTAGCAGTTTTCATAAACCAATGAGAATTAATGGCGAGGGTGAGCCATTTGCCTAATTCAGCCCAAGTTCTTGATCTAAGCTGCTGTTCGGTGTTGGCGGTAACAATAATGGTTGCGCCAAGCCTTGTTGAAAGCATCCAAATGATTAACCAAGCTACTAATGCTGATTTACCAATACCACGACCAGATGCTACAGCTAATCTGAACATCTCTGGTAACTCTATGCTGTTGTTTCTTTGTATATGGTTTGTAATATCTCGCAAAATTTTTTCTTGCCACTCTCTTGGGCCATCAAAATGTTCGAGGGGGGTGTCTTTTTGTCCCCATGGGAAAGCAAACTTAACAAAGTTATATGGATCATCTTTAATATTCATTGACCATAGTTCGGTCATTAATTGCTTTTCTTGTTTTGGGTCGTATTTCATAAAAAAAAATTAAAAAATTTTAGTGCAAGTGTTCTAAATTTTTAGCCCCCGCGGAAAAAGTGACCGGGGGGGTTGCAAGATCGGAGAGTAGATCTTGCCGAGCTGCCCGGTCTTGACATGGATACAGTAAGGGAGATGAGAGAGTTCCCACGCCTAGCTCGTATTTTTCGTTGGCAACAAGTCCTCTGAAAGGACACGCTGTGAATTAGGCTGATCTTCTACGACTTTGCCCTCGATTACACGACTCTTTGCAGAATCCAGTACTTCAGCTAGATTTAGGTTATGTTGAACCTCAGCGCGATCCATCCATGAACCACTATCCCTGTTCTTAAGGAAAAATATCTGGGCGGTAGTATTTCCATCGAGAGCTGAAGTGTAAAGTGCGTTGGTCACCGCAGCAATTGCTTTTGCTCTTCCGTTCTTTAATGCGACTTCAAATTCCCCCTTTTCTCTTTTTCTTCGGTCAATCGTGGATGTTGATGTATTTAAAAGCTGCGCTATTTGTTTTTCAGACAAACCATTACCAGCCCATCTCTCGATGTTTTCAAAGTCTTCTTCAGTAAATTTGATTCTTTTACGACCAGCTTTGCCTTTTAAGTAACTGTAATCTTTCTCTGCCATACGAAAATTCTACTTGATATAGCATCAATCCCCTATAGATTTTGACACACTTAATTAGGTATTAGTGTAGAAAAGAGTTGCATTGTGCGTTCTATTTGATATAATTATTGTGTAGCCAGGGAAAGCTACCATTTAATAGGAGAGATAAATGAACTTAACACCGCTTGAGACAAAATGCTTAAAAGAAGCATTAATGTATGCAATTTGTGATTATGAGGAACACTTGAGGTATCAGATTGATAATGATTTTGATAAATCAGAAATAAAAGCACAAAGACAATTATTAAAAGGTATGGATAGAGTCTATACAAAACTTGTAAAACAGGAGCTAAAAAATGAAAGACTTTGCACACAAACTGCATAAACCACAACAACCAAAACCATGGACTGATGTAGCTCGTGAGATGACTGAGAACTTAATCTTCGTCATAGCGACTGTGTTGGCTCTGGTAATCATTATTAAGGGAGTAATGTAATGGAAGATATAAAGACTTATTTAGACGAAGGTGAACACAACAGTAGTTGGTCAAATGATTGGAAAGACCCGGACAACTTTTGGGGAAACAATGCTCAAGTTCATGTTTACTATAATCGTAATTGCAGCTTTAAACTCAAGCGAGAAATTTGGCATGGTTATAAAACCAAGATCATTAAACCAAATGACATCGAGATACTTACCAACGACACGCCATTTACCAAAGCAGAGTTAAAGACAGCTCTGATAGAGAAATGGTTTGCATGGGAGAATGAAAATACAAGACAAGCCAACAACAAGGGTGCGCGAGAGCGTAGAGCAAAACAAAAGGAGATAGCGTAATGTCAGTAACCAGATACAACTTTAGAAAACCAAAGATCAATCGCCAAGAACATGAGGCGATCAATAAGATCTTAACGCATCCACACTTCAACGCCTTGATTAATCCTAAGGCCCTTGAGGTTCTAACCGAGCTTGGAATCAGTGATAAGCAGTTTCAGGACATTATTAATAAAAACAAATCAATTTTAAAAAACTATAAAACTAAGGAGATGAAATGAGCAACGATATAATTACAAAAACAATTGAAGAGGTAGTATCAGACTTGGCAGATTTAAGCTATGTAGTGTTAGATCTTAAAGAAGATATAGCCAATGGAACAGCGCCCAAAGAAGAAAGTTTAGAGAAAATTAACTTTTTATATGAGGGTTTAATTTTTAACCAAGATAGGTTATTAATCTTTAATGATCGAGATGAAACTGAGGGCCACACAATACAATGAACATAACAAAAACTTTTAAGAGGATAATAAGAACTTTTAAAAAAGTAATAAAAACTTTTAAAAAATGGATTTATAAAATAATAAACCATAAATATTTAGATTATCAACAGATAAAGCCAGGAGTAAGTGTCACCTATGATGCGCGACCAGAGAAAAGAAGACCTAAGAACCCTCGCACACTTAATCCAGCAAAAAGAAATGGAATTATTTTAAGAAAAGTAAAAATTGGTTGGTTGGCAGCCAATCGATCCAAACAAAAATTTATTGTTGATGAGAATAATTTTTTAGCTTGGAGTGAGTTTAAAGCATCAGAATTTTATGAGGTAAAAAAATGAGTAAAGAGAAAAACCACGCACCATATACTTTAAGCAATATAAAAAGATGGACTACTTGCCCGGGAAGTAAAAAAGTACCAAGGGTTATTTATGGTAAAGGAGGAATCGGTAAAACATCTTTTGGCGATAACATGAATATTATTAAACCAACCGAGGAAAAGAAAAAATGACACAGCATACTGACAAAGTAGAGAAGCAACGAGAGTTATTAAAGATTGAGGCATTGGATAAAGAAATCAAAGCCATCGACATTCGCCCCGGAAGGATACAAACTTGGTATCAATCTGGGCGAGTGGTGACAGATTATCCAAGAGATAAGCGTAAAAAGAAAACCACTGAATACCGAGGTTTAAATGATTGAAATAATAGGCTACATCTTTGGTATCGGCTTTTTGATTTGGTTATTCGTAGTGCTAACATTATGGTTAGTCGTTAAACATTGGGAGGACAGATAATGACCTACGAAATAGCAGAATATAAATACATAGGACACATGAGAAGTGTCTATGGACTCAAGGGTGACTTAGAATACCCAAGCAGAAAACACTCCAAAGAGGACAGCGAGGGCAATTGGCTGTTGATATCCTATAACGGACATAAGATGGGTAAAGTCCTAAAAAACGGAAAAGTTATCGCATAAAACACGGGCCATTAAATAGGTTGCTACTCTCCTTCCCCCAAATAGTGACCTAGGCCCACCAACAGAAAATGTTTCCGCCCACGCGCCTGGCTTTTCTTTAATCGCTTTTTCTCATCCTCTAATACTATCCACACCAAGTTAGCATCACTCAACTCCTGCAACGCCCTCCCACAGGTTTTTCTATTTAGTCCTACCATCTGGGTATAGTAATTAAGCGCATCATGCGAACTGTAAGTTTCATAGCGCCAACGCTCTGCTAACGCCCACCCAAAGAGTTTCGCACTCGCGCTCAGATCAGTTCGACTAGCTACCTCCCAGCGATACCACTTCCATACAATATTACGCACCTTATTAAAGTCTTTACTCGCCCTCGCGAGTGAGAGTGGAACTAGCCCACTCTCGCGCCCATTATCAACTTCGGTTGGCACTAGCCACCAGTATTTATCGTGTTCGTTTTTTCTTCTCATTTACTCTCTCATTTTGGGGGGTGTAAATGCGTTTAGCATTTCACCACCCTATAACATATTTTATGTTATGGATATTATGGTAAGTTTTACTATGGTTGTGTCCCATATTTACTATAGTTTGGGACATATTTACTATAGTTGTGTCCCATTTTTACCATAGTTAGTCATGGCAAAAACAAGTCATTTGGTCATCATCATCGAATAGATCTTGCTGATTTTTACTAATATCAACTAACTCAATATAGCTTGGGCGATCTTTTCTAAATGTGTGACCGACTTGCTTTTCTTTGGCTATCCACCAATCAGCCATTTCTGGCCTTTCTTTTAAAATAGAAATGTTCTGCTTTGACCAAAACTCTGTAACATCTTCTACAGTATGTTTGGCATCGTGCATTGGCAGCTCGTTATCCCAAACCTCGTAATCTGATGCTTTCCTAGCACTAGCAATTCGTCTGGGTTCGTCATAACGCAATCCGATGACATTACTCCAATTTTTGTACTCATTGTGCTTACGCATAAATCGATACATAACTTTGATTTTTAATTCACTGGTACAAAACCTTGTGACTGGATTAGGTAGGTAAGGTCTTTTCATTAATAACAAATCTCATAGGTCACGATCTTAGTTCTCCATATAGGTCTTTCATCGCCTATCTCTAACTCTAGCCAAGTAATCGGTACATCCCACTTCTGCGAAACATCATTAACAAACTCAAGCGTTTCAGGAGCTTCTTTCCCGGTATTAGCAAAAACCACATGAACATCAGGTGGCAATTGACCACCATGTGCTTTAATGATGTTCCACAACATAAAGCCAGATGTTCTGCCACCACTAAAACTAATTAAAGCTGGGCCGTCAATTTTGTATGGATCTCTCATTTGTGATTACCTAGCCATAATTGGTGAATGATATTCTCTATGGCCCTGAGTTTTCTTTTCTCCTCAGAGTTTTGTTTTGGTTTATTGACCAATGGTTTACCATGCTCTGCGAGTGCATCAATGATGAGTTGCACTTCTTGTTCACTTACTTGGATTTTTATTAGCATCCTTGCTCTCCTTTTTCTTTTTCTTGTTAAATATCCTGTCCCAGTTATCTCGATACTCTTGGCTGTATGTCCCGGGGCGAGGTTTGTCACCTTTACCGCTCATTGTTCACCTCTCGTTTGTATTTCAAAGTAATTGACTTGGTTATTGTCAACCGCCTCCTTGAACTTCTTTTTTAATTCTTCATGGCTTAGATTGATAGCATCATCAATAAAGACCACACCTTTAACTGTGTCTTTATTCATCTTCATTCATTGGTAATTGTTCTTCATCAAACCATCCACATGGGTAATTAATCATATTAAAACTCTCCAAAGTTAAATGTTTCTTTATAAGGCTCTAAGACAGCCTCTCTCCTAAACAAAGTCTTGGTTTTGGTATCAACCTCACTGCTGTTTGATTTCACCACCGCGCCCTTGACTACTCTTAATCTGTCGAACTCCACTTCGTTGTCCAGACAAATGCGTTCTGCTTCTTCTTCCTCACCCATCCACAGAGCTAGTACACATCTGTGACTATCGACTAAGGAACTAGCGCCTCTGATTTTTCCTCTAATTTGGATTGGATCGTCATCTGCTTGTAATGCAGCTTTGCTCATGTGGTGAATACTTAAACAGGTTGTTTTAAACTTACTTGATATTGAGGCAGCTAACTGACCATACATCTGCCCGGCTTCGTTGTCGCTACTGATCTTTGCAGAGCCACAGACTGCTTGTATAGGGTCAATCACTACCAGTTCAAGGTTAGGTATAGTTTCTAATTCTGCTAACAGCTCCTGTGCCTGTGGTGTTAGGCCCATACCAGCTGATGTGTCATTGATTAATGTTAATGGCTTGGGTTGATCTGGTATTGTGTAAGCATAAACATCGTAAGGCGCATCAAAGCGTTTGTTGTGTGGGTCTAAAGCATTGATTCGTCTGTGCATTTCAACCAAGTCATCCTCGGCACTGATGATAACAACATTGCCGCCTTTGGTAATCGGATGGTCAAACCAGTTGCCTTGTCCCTGGCTAATCTTAATTGCAAGATCTAATGCCATCATAGATTTACCCACCCCACCAATAGATGCCAAAAGTGCTGGTTTAGATTTCTCTAATAAATTATCAACCAACCATTCTTTCGGTGGTGGTTCTTTGACCAAGCTGCGAATAGGGTGTTGAGTGATCCCCAAACCCAGATTAAGTATTTCATATTTAACCCGGTCTAACCCATGTTCTTGGGCCATATCGTTATAGTCTCCTCTCGCACTCGGTATGCGTACAAAACTGTTAGGAATAGCAGATGCTACCTCTTTAGCTTTCCTCTCGCCCACGCCACTCTCATCGTTGTCTAGGGCTATATATAAACGAGCCTGAGATATCTTCCTAATATTACTCACAGCCTCCAGCGTAAAGTTCGCTGAAAATACGCAAACTGTTGGTATCTTCGTAGACTCAAAAACTGTTGCTGCAGTTGAATAACCTTCGACCACAACCAACTGTTCTTGTGTGGCTAACTGGCCTATCTCACAACCAATTAAAAAAATATTGCCTTTAATCTCACTGGCACTGACAAATCTTTTTTCTCCTTTTTTATCTATATACTGTAGACTACGCAACTCTCCTGTTGCTGGAGAATAAACTGGAACTATTAAATGATCGTTTAATTGTTTTAGACCATAACTTTTTACATTTTTACTTTTTAAATATTCATGCGCTATGACTGGCTGACATTTCTTATACCTTTCTTGAACTTCTACAGCTACTTCGTTGTGCCTAATCTGCTTCGCTTCATTGGCCCGCTTAACAGCTTCATCCATTTGTTTTTGTAATGCTTGGCGGTCAATGGGTGTAAGTTCGTTGGTATTAATGCTAGACCATTTGTGTTGTTCCCCGGTACGCCAGTTGCCATAGGTTGCAAAGTAATTACCAGATAACTCGTTGCATACATACCAACCAGATTTTTGATTCCCGGTATCAGGCTTGATGCTTGGTGCTGCTCTAACAGGTACTCTCACTACTGCACCCGTTAAATCTAAATGGTTGACAACCAAACCTTGGTTGTTCATCTCTCGCATTAAATCATCTGTACTATTGCCTTGGATGGCAAAAGTAAAATTCTTATCTATGACTAGGCCTTTCTCTCCATAATATTTAGTCAGATCCATCTCTTAGTGTTCTCTCTAATTGTCCTGTCTCGGCTTGTTCATTTGCCCAATTCAGGTATTCCCTTATTGCTTTACCAAAAAGCAACTCTCTCTTTTCTCTATCCCATTCGTGCATAACATAAGAACCTGTGTCCTTGGCTATCGTGAGATAGGTGTCTTTAGTTTGTTTGATTGCGTAGTCTAAACCCTCATCGCTCATCTGTGCAACATTCTTGAGTCTCCCACCCTCGCGCACTTTCTTTAAATGAGCCATGCTACACGCACCAAACCATGTTTCATCCTTACCATAAACAAAACCCTTCGCTGGTGCTTTACAGTAAGCACACAACGAGGGTTTCGATACTAATGGATTAAAAAGGGATCTTGTCGCCAAGATCGTCTTCTTTATTTTCCTCTACAGGTTTAGCCGCAGGTGTAGGTGCTTTAGCCTCTTCGACAGGTTGCCAATTCTTTCCATAGTTTTGGTCTATCTTGAGATAACGCTCATTGTCAGGGTCTCTAATGAGTTGTCCTGAAACTGATTTACCTACTAGCTCATCAGTATTTTTCATGGATGTAACGCCCATTGCTTTTAATAAGAGCTTGAGTGATATATCACCTATCTCTACAGCTTTGGGGTTATCTGATCCTAAAGTAAATGTTGTATTCATTACGATAGTAGAACCATCGATTTCAAAAAACATTTTTAAGGCCACCCAATTGTTTTTACCTGTGATTATTTCATCACCAGCAAAGTGCATGGTGTATCTACCGGGTTCTAAGCCTTTACCAGTAGATTCAGTTTCGTTGGCATCAAAAGCGTTGCCATTGTTATATTGCGTTAAGTCCGTCATATTATTTCCCTTTTATAAAAATTAACCTGGATCATAAGAGTCATAGTCAGATAAATAATCAACCATGTCCTCACAATCCGTTTCCAAAATTATGAATCTGTGTAATCCGTCAAGTGGCAATGAGTTATCGTCTGGATTAATTTTATCGATAAAAGTATTTAACTTTTCTCGCATCTCTCCAAGTAATAACTTTGCTTCCTCAACCTCTCCTAACAAACTCATTTTATCATCGCCTCACGAATCGTGGGCCAATCAAAATCCATTTCACTAGGAAGACCATATCTATTCTTGGCATGGTAACCAGGAGCTTCCTGAGTGTAAATTTTTCTATCGCCTTGCAATACCTGTGTAGACATACCGCCTTTGGCATTTTTCTTTTGCACGACACCAGTTTTATAGTTAGCAAAGAACACACAGTCAGCGTGTTCAACCACTAAGTCAGCAGCTTTTCTATAAAGTTTAATTTGATGCTTGTCATGTGGATCATTAGATGGGTCTTCATAACGCTTAACTTCATTGTGTGCAATTTGCAAAATAGTCATGCCTTTTTCATTGCGAAGTCTGGTAAGAATATCTAAGTAGTCTTTGAAAACTACAAGTGCAGCTCCATAACCTTTCCCAAATGAAGGGCTAGAGATATCCGACCATCCATTTTCTTTACATACATGGTCATTAATTAATCTCTCGAGCCAATCCAAACTGTCCACGACCACTGTTTTAAATTCATGTGGGTCATTAAGTAACGCCAAAAGATATTCTTCAAACTCGCTGTATGTTTTTGCAACATCAGTATGCGGACATTCAATTTTACCAATGCCATCCTCACATTGAACAATAATTGGACTGTTCATAGTTGATGCAAATGTAGTTTTACCAATACCACCTTTACCATATAAGCAAATAATCGGTGGTTTCATTTTTGCTTTGGATAATACTTTATCTAATACACTCATTTTTTTCCCTCACTGTTATGCACTAAATGATGCAGTGCGTTTATTTTCTCATCTATGATTCCATTAAAAAAATCATGGACAATCCTCTGCAACTTAAGAGTTGCTGACACTTTGTCATACAAGGGTTCTATCATTGGTGTGATATCGCTCTCGTACAGCGTGTGTTCTTCTTCACCTATACTGTAAGACAACACAGGTTCTTTCTTTTCTTTAGCCAAATTTCTCTCCTAGCTTAATTTTATATTCATCACAATCAGCTTTAGCAGCACAAAATCTACAATGCTCACCTGCAACTCGTTGTGGGTTCTCTTCGTCACAAGCATCAGTTGCTTGTTTCAAATCTTGTGTAGCCCAACTTAATAAATTGGGTGTAGTAATTTCAAATGTTTTAATGGCGTTTTTAATTCTTGGTTGAACTATTGTCAGCTCCATGGTGATGTCTGGGTTTTCATTGCCATATCTTATAAATGCGCCAACGCCATAAATCATTAACTGTTTATTTTTAACAGCCTCAACAGGCCACTTACCAGATTTAAGATCTATAACGCAGATACGATCTTCAGCTATTAAGATGCAGTCAGCAGTACCAAAACATTTATCAGAGATTTCATCCATGAAGACTTTCTCTTCAATAACCATAGTAGCGTTAAGTTCTTCTTTTCTTTTAAAGATGTACTCCACATAAACTTCAGCACATTTAATCATGTCTTCGGTTACTTTTATTTGGAAATCTTCTATATCAACAACTTTATTAAGCCAATACTCTTCTAAAGTAATATCTTTGAGTCTGCCTTTTAATAGCATCTCACACATCTCATGGATCAATGTCCCGGTAGCTGCTGCGATATTGACTGAGTATTCTGCTGAATAATTCAGGTACGCACTTGCCGGGCATTCAAACCATCGGTCAGATGATGAGGGACTAAATATCGCGTGAGGCACTATATAACACCCTTGAACCAGTCTCAAAGTTTTCTACATCTTCTAAGTCGTAAAGGATTTTACCTTCGATTTTGTAATATGTAGGGCCAACTTGTTTACCACGCCAATTTTCTAAGGTTCTGGAGCTTCTACCCCACCTTTTGGCTAGTTCTTTTGTGTCAATAAATTTTCTATCAGTATGCATTTTTCTCCCTGCTTTGATTTACCTGTAGACTAATATACGCTTATCCACTATCATTATCAAGTATTTATTAATTACCCCAAGAATGGGATCAAGCAATCGACAGTTTGGCTATTAATAAACAAGTAGGAGGACAACATTACAAGCGTAATGGAATCCAACCAGTTGAATATATATATGCTAACAATTTGTCGTTTTGTATAGGTAATGTTGTAAAACTTATTACTAGAGAAAAAGTAAACAAAGTTGAAGACTTACTAAAAGCAAAACATCACATTGACCTGGAACTGCAACTCGTACATGGAGTAGACGGAGAGGGTAACAAAATAGGCAAATATACCAAAGAGGTAAAAGTCTAGGAGTATGGATATGAATTTAGCAGACTTTGACGATCCAATTCTTGAAGAAAGAAATGGTAGAAAACCTGTCTATATGGATAGTGTTTTAGTGTCTGACTTTATTAAATTTTGTCGTACAGCAAACAAAGACCCTCACAGCGTTGCTGAATACCTATTAAAACTAGGTATTCACACCGCTAATAAGGATGATGTTTGTATAGATATTAATAACTTATAATTATCTATTAGCTACGATGCTATGAATGTGTTGGCTCACAACATTAGCGTTGCCTATCGCTTTCTCTTTATGGATATGTGCATATCTTTGAGTGGTCGCTACATCTGAGTGACCCAATAAATTACCAACTTCTGATAAATTAACCTTTTCTAGTGACCATGAGGCATACGAATGTCTGATGTCATGCAGTCTCGCATCCTCGCACCCAACCTCTTTGCGTATGAGATCCCATACATATCTGGGTGAGTCTATGTCAAAGATTCTCTCCCCCACGCTCTCACACTTATCTAATATCTTTTGCACCCCGGGAGTAATAAAGATAATACGATCCTCTCCTGAATGATCGGTTTTATGATCTTTAATCACCAACGCATTGCCTTTAATATCAGACCACTTAGCGTTTCTAATCTCACCCACACGCGCCCCGGTATAAATAAGCATCCATAGAAAGTTGCAACCTTGCTTGTATCTGGCTTTATGGCTTAAACGATCTAGCTGCTCAGTAATGGCGATCAGCTCCTCGTTGGTTAAGTAGCGTTTGCGTTTAATCTCACGATTCTTACCAATGTTAAATGCCGGGTTGTTTTCTATATAGCTAAAGGTAATAGCCAAGTTAAACATAGCCTTGAGGATAGAGAGACATTTATTGGAGGTATAAGGAGATCTCTCAGACACATCGAAGTGTAGCTGTGCTATGTCACCTCTGATGATGCTGTTTATCTCTCTATCGCCAAGAGCTAATCGGATGTCGTTGTCATAAAACTGTTTAATGCGTTTAACAGTCTTAGCACCACGCCTGTTTAAATCTTTTGTGTATAAATCAAATAATTCGTTAAGTGTCATACTATCTCCCTATAGTGTATTAGTGTAGTTTAAGGGGTTTTGTTTTTTATTGCAAATCTTTAAGTATGTCTTGAATGTTCTTGACAGCATCATTGTTCTTCATGTGTTCATCAACAATGGTTAGTTGGCCCTTATCTATAGGTTTAGAAAACACCACATTCCTATGTGATAAAGAGACAAAAGCAAATACATCTATCTCATTATCTTTGTATTTTCTATGAGCAACTCTTTGACCTTTACGCATATCAAACCGCCAATTTTCTCTGCGTTCTT